CACTTTCGGACACAAAAAAATCAAAAACCCTTGATTTTTTGGAAAATAGCCCTTTTTTGGCTTAAAAACAACGAAAAACCGCCTAAAATGTTTCAAAAAGGCAATTTTTTTGAGAGAGGGTTTCAATAATGACGTTTGGAGCGATAATATGAGGATAACCAATATAAAAATAGACAATATTATCCCTTACGAAAATAACCCACGGCACAATGACGAAGCCGTGGAGTACGTAAAGAACAGTATTAAAGAGTTCGGGTTCAAAGTGCCTATTGTAATTGACAAAAACAACGTCATTGTTACCGGGCATACAAGATACAAGGCTTGCAAGGAGTTAGGCATTGCAACAATTCCTTGTATTCGTGCCGATGATCTCACCGACGAACAAATAAAAGCGTTCCGTGTAGCTGATAATTCGGTTGCTGCCGTTGCAACGTGGGATTATGACAAGTTAGAAATCGAGTTGCAGGATTTAGACATTGATTTTGCCGATTTTGCGCTTGATATGGAACAATTTGATCATGAAGCCGAGGAAATGCCGGAGGAAGAGGACAACGGCTATTACGGCGACGAACGGGAGCGCACAAACAAAGAATATAATATGGATTTGGTGGACGAAGTAGAGCTTACAAAGGATTTTTGGCAAATGCCGATCATAAAAAAGGAAACTTTCATACCGTCGGATTTAATCGGGTTCAATTATGCTATGACAAGCGAAAACAAAGATTGCGGTATTCATTGTTTCGTAGATGATTACCAATTTGAGCGGTTATGGAATAGCCCGGAACAATACATTGATACGTTAAAAGAATATGAGTGCTTTTTATCCCCGGATTTTTCGCTTTATATGGATATGACACGGGCAAATAAGATTTGGAACATATACCGTTCAAGGCTTATAGGTGCTTTTTATCAAGCAAGGGGAATAAAGGTTATTCCGACGATTTCGTGGGCAGAAAAAGAAACGTTCGAGTTCTGTTTTAAAGGCTTACAAAAGGGCGGTGTAGTAGCCGTTTCCACAATCGGAGTTAAGGAACACGAAGAAGCCTTGCAGGTTTGGAAAGACGGCATGGAGGAAATGATCAAGCAAATTAAGCCAAAAACAATACTTGTTTACGGGGGCAAACTTGATTTTGATTACGGCAAAATAAAGGTCGTTTATTTTGAAAACAAGGTAACGGAAAGAATGAGCGGTAAAGCGGAGGTATAAACAATGGGAGGACGTGGAGCAAGTAGCGGAGGTTCGAGCGGTAGCGGTTCGATAGGTGGTTCGGTTACGTTATCAAAAAAAATAGTGATTATTTCAATGGTGTAGTAAAAGGAGATTTGAAGAGAACGGGCGAAGCGTTCGGCAATAGTAAAAATGACGCAGAAAAAAATTATTATGCCGACGAATTAGACATAAAAATGCAAAGATATTCAAAAGCATTAAATGTTAGTGAAGCACAACTTAAAGATATGATAACGGGCAAAATAAAAATTCAAGTTGTAAAAGAAGCTCCAAAAACAAAGCCGACCGCAACGAAAACGCAAAATACATCAAAAAAATTTGTTAATAGTGACGGAGAAGCAACAAGCCGTTATGTAACAAGCGGAACGTATGAGAGAGCAAGTAAACGGCTTACAAATGCAATAAACGATTGGTTCAAGAATTGGCGGTAGAGGTGCAAGCAGCAGTTCGGGAACAATTAAAAATTCGCAGGGGCGAGAAGTTCCCTTTATGAAAACAGTTCCTAAAGGGTGGAAAGAAAACCCGTATGCAACGACCGCTCCAAAAGGCTATACATGGATAGACAACGGAAAAAGTCATTTTGATAAGGGTTATAAATCGGCTATTGTTCCCGAAAGTGCATTAAGGAGGTAAAAGAAAATGGGTGGTAGAGGTTCAAGTAGTAGCAGAGGCGGTGCAACGGGTGGGCTTAACCCAAGTGATATTGTTTCAACAACTTCTTTAATATCCGCACCCGGTAAAAGCGCAGAAATAAACCAAACGCTGCAAGTATTAAAAGATATTTCGGACGAATACGGGCTTACGCTTTCCGATGTGCAACTTGCCACGTTAAAAGGCGGTGGATTAGGTGTATTCGGATATTATGATTCTAACGGCAACCTTGCAATCAATACAAGCTATTTTAAAAGCGAAGCAATGACGAAAGCATACGATCGTAGTGTAGAACAAGGGTATCACCCACCACGAGGAAACAAAACGGGTATTGAAGCGGTAACCGCTCACGAAATGGGTCACGCATTAACAGAAAAAGCCGGGGGCAGTTGGGGCAAACTTGATTCTACCGCAGGCAAAATTGTTAAAGAAGCTGCAAAGAAAGCCGGATATAAAGATACCGCCTCATTTATGGCTAAAATTAGCGGATATGCGAAAGAAAATGCAGCCGAAGCGTTCGCAGACGTTTATTGCAACGGTAATAAAGCCTCAAAAGAAAGTAGAGCAGTTGTAAACGCACTTAAAAAATCGTTAGGAGGTAAAAAGTAATGAAAAAAGCAAAGTACACAGAGCCGAAAGAGTATATCCCTAAAGATATTAGAAAAGAGTTTAAGTTAGGGGAATACGCAGAAAAAGAGGACAAAAAGGCGAACAAAAAAGAAGAAAGAACAATTACCAATGAAGATTTCCGAAAATATTTAAAAGGGGAATAAATCAATGGCGAAATTATCATTAAATCAGCAAGCCCAAGAAATTATGAAGATTGCAGAAGAAAGCGGAGTACAGAGCAATTTCTTTTTCCTTACCACTTTTAAGCGGTATCAAGTGCAATTAAGCATATTATCGGAGCTTGAAAAGACATTAAAAGAAGAGGGTATGCTTGTTTCCAAAGAGTACGTAAAAGGACGCAAAAACCTTTACAGTAACCCGGCGGTTGCAGAGTATAACAAAACCACGGATAGCGCAAATAAAACAGTTGCAACGCTTATGCGGATTTTACGCAATTTTAATGTTGATGATTCTAACGACAACGAAGAAGATCCGCTTATGCGTATCATAAATGGCGGTGGAGAGAGTGACGAAGAATAAAGCCTATGATTTTTGTAAAAAGTCCATAAGGAAAAAGACAACCCCGAAATACGTTAAATTGCAAATGAGAGAGTTTATGCGTATTTGCGAGGGCAAGGACAAAAAATATATCATAAGCGAAAAGAAGTTAAAGCAGCTTGAAAACATTCTCAAATTATTAAATATGCCTAAAGGCTTGAAAGCAGGGCAACCGCTTTATGATTGTACTGTTGGTTATCAATGGCTTTTCTATGTAGCGATTCTATGCACGGTTTACCGGGATAACCCCAAAAAGCGAAGATACGAAACGGGAGTTTTGGAGATTTGCAGAAAAAACTTTAAGACTTACACCATAGCAACCATTTTTATTTTGCTTTTCTTAACAGAGCCGAAATTCTCAAAGTTTTATTCGGTAGCCCCGGACGGTTCACTTTCCCGGGAGATCAGAGAAGCAATAGCCGAAACTATAAGGAGTTCCCCGGCGGTTTACGAATATAAAGATACAAAGCGGTTTAAGATATTACGTGATTATATCATGTTCAAAACCACGCAAACGCAGTATATACCGCTTTCCTATTCCACAAGCAGAATGGACGGTAAGCTGCCAAACGCTTTTTGCGCCGATGAAGTCGGAGCATTGCCCGTATCATATCCCATTGAAGCAATGCGAAGCGGTCAGTTGAATATATTAAACAAATTAGGGTTTATTATATCAACAAAATATCCAACTATTGACAATCCGTTCGAGGACGAAATAAAATATTCTAAAAGAGTATTGGACGGATTGGAAAAGGACGAAACCGTATTTGCCCTATTGTATGAGCCGGACAACGTGAAAAATTGGGAAACGGACGATTTAATATTGCAGCAGGCAAACCCGGTAGCGTTGGAAATTCCCGAGATTTGGGAGGATTTATTAAAAAAACGGGCAAAGGCAATAGCCGTTGAGAGCGCACGGGAAAATTTCGTAACAAAGCATTGCAATATTATTTACCAAGGTGTCGGCACGGAAACTTACATTGATGTAAAGGACGTGCAAGCGTGCAAGGTTGCAAATATAAATTGGTTGGGTCGTGTAGTCTATGTCGGGCTTGATTTATCGGAAACCAACGACAATACAAGCGTATCAATGGTTGCCGTTGATGATGATAACAATATACTTGCGGAATCGTTCGCATTTATCCCGGAGGGGCGCATAGAAGAAAAGCAGGCAAGCGAAAAGGTAAATTACCGGGAGCTTGTCAAAACCGATAAAGTCATTGCTTGCGGAGATCGTGTAATTGATTATGCCGTGGTAGAGGATTTTATTTTAAGTTTAGAGGAAAAATACGGGGTACAGATACAAACGATAGGGTACGACCGTTGGAACGCTTTAAGCACGGCACAAAAACTTGAAAAAGCCGGACATAACCTTGTAGAGATACGGCAACATTCAAGCGTATTACACCCACCAACGAAGTTACTAAAAGAAAAGATTTTAAACAAAGAGTTTCAGTATGAAAACAATACCTTGTTAGAGGTCAATTTTCAGAACGCACGTTGCGTGTACGATACAAACAAAAATCAGTACGTCAATAAGAAGAAGTCAAAAGGTAAGGTTGATATGGTTGTAAGTTTAATCAATGCCACTTACCTATTAGAGCAAGATTGTTTCTTAAATCAAGCAGATTTTACGGTGCAAGTTTTTTGAAAGGAGTAAACAAATGGATAGTAAAAAATTTGTTGAAATGGCAAAAAAAGCGGTAGTTGATTATTTCAATGAACAATCCGAGATCACGGATAAAAACGGTAAAATTTCCGAAAATGATGTATATGTTGTATGGCTATGCAAGACCTTACAAAATAACAAGGCATTGTTGAGTACAACCGTTTCGGACGGTATGTATTACGAGGTTACATACAACGGCGACAAAAACGAAATGTATGTTGACGCATACAAAAAGTGGAAAAATTTTACCGTTCAAGTATAGTGGAGGTTTACCATGAGTAAATTTACGGATTGGCTATTCGGTGTAGAAAAGAGGGAAGAACAGACACCAACGGTTGAGCCACCGATTGACGATGTTTTATTAAAAGCATTGCTCAATAATGAAACCATAACAAGGGAAAAGGCTTTAACTCTCCCGGCAGTAAGCGGAGCGGTCGATTTTATTTGTAATTCGGTTGCGTCAATGCCCGTTAAATTATACAAATATAAAGGCGGTAAGGTTGAGGAAGTCGAGGGCGACGAACGGGTAAAAATGCTCAATGGAGATACGGGCGACAAGTTAGACGGCTTTCAAATGAAAAAAGCAATGGTTGAAGATTACCTATTAGGTAAGGGCGGTTATTGCTATATTCGGAGAAACCGAAACGATGTTACCGGGCTTTTCTATGTTGAGGAAAGATATATTGAGATTATGAAAGTTTACGAGCCGATTTACAAGGATTATACAATTCTTGTTATGGGGTCGGAGTATAAGCCTTATGAGTTTATCAAACTATTAAGGAATACAAAGGACGGAGCAAGCGGAGTAGGCTTAACCGTGGAGATTTCAAAGGAGCTTGAAACTGCTTACCAAACCCTATTATATCAATTAGGCATGGTAAAAAACGGCGGTAATAAAAAAGGCTTTTTGAAATCTCAAAAGAAGTTAGGGCAAGAAGAGATCAACGTATTAAAGCAGGCATGGAGCAACCTTTACAAGAACAACGAAGAAAATGTAGTTGTTCTCAACAATGGGTTGGAGTTCCAAGAAGCAAGCAATACAAGCGTTGAAATGCAGCTTAACGAAAGTAAAAAAACGCTGCAAGATGAAATCAACAATTTGTTTCATATTACCGAGGATTTCGACTTAACCTTTAAACTTGCTATATATCCCATTGTTAAAGCGTTTGAAACGGCACTTAACCGGGATTTGCTGCTTGAAAAAGAAAAGAAAAATCACTTTTTCGAGTTCGATATTAAAGAAATTATTCGTGCCTCACTTACGGAGCGTTACAACGCATATAAGACCGCAAAAGAAACGGGATTTATGACATTAAACGAAATCCGAAGAGCTGAAAACATGAATTATATTGAGGGATTAGACGTTATAAATGTTGGTTTGGGTGCGGTGCTTTATGATACACAAACAAAGAAATATTATACACCGAACACGGACACGTCAACAAACCTAAACCCCAACGACGCAGACATAGAAAAAGTGTTAGAAGATAAAGAGTTAGATCAAGCGTTTGAAGAAAGCGGAAATAGTAGCGAGGGATAAAGGAGGTAAGCGAAATGCAAGTCAGAATTAGGAGCGATAGCGTAGAAATTGAGGGCTATGTAAACGCAGTAGAACGGAAAAGCAAGCCGTTAAAAACACGTATCGGGGAATTTGTCGAACGTATCAAGCAGGGAGCATTTAAGAGAGCAATCGAGCGTAACGACAATATCCGATTACTCTTAAATCACGATTGGAACAAAGATTTAGGAGGTACGAAAGACGGCAACCTTGAATTGATTGAGGACAATATTGGATTAAAGGCAAGGGCAACAATTACCGACCCCGATGTAGTTAAAAAAGCACGCAACGGCGATTTGGTCGGTTGGAGTTTCGGTTTTACAGATCGTGACGTTGACCGACACGAAGAAGAGGGGATAGTTACCCGTGATGTAAAGGATTTGGATTTATTCGAGGTTTCGTTATTGGATAGGACAAAAAAACCGGCTTATGACGGAACACTTGTTACGGTTCGAGCCGATGAAATCCATTATCACGGCGAAGCGTGCATTACTGAAATTGAAATCCGGGAAGAAGCAGAGCCTAAACAACAAGAAATTGTTGAAGAAAATAACAAAGAAATTGATTATAGCCCTTATGAGGCAATAATCGCAGAAATCAAAGGAGGAAACTAAAATGAAACATTTAGTAGAAAAGCAGAACGATTTAATTACCCGTGCCGAGGAAGTTCTTAATAAGGCAAAGGAAGAAAAGAGAGAGCTTACCGACGCAGAAGCGCAGGAGTTAGCCGAAATTCGTGATGATATTCGCAGAATTAAGGAAACTCTTAAAATGGACGACGATTTCCGGGAAATGAAAGCAATGGAAAAGAAACTTGACGGAGAAACACCAAAGGAGGAAACCGAGGTGAAAGTTGAAGAAGAAGCAAGAGCAAAAGAAGAGCAGGAGTGCAGAGCTTTTGAAAACTTCTTACGTGGTCGTGTAGTCAATGAGCGTGCCGGAGAGCTTACCCCGGCAAGCGGTAGCGGTGGCGCACTTATCCCGACTACCATTGCAAACCGTATCATTAAAAAGGTTTATAATATTTGCCCTATTTTGGAGCGTTCAAGCAAGTACAATATCAAGGGCAATTTGCAGTTACCTTATTACGATACCGACACAACCAACATTACCGTTGCATATCAGACCGAGTTTGTAGCTATGAGTTCAAGCAATGGTAAGTTTACAAGCATTACTCTTACGGGATTTCTTGCCGGGGCATTATCCAAGATCAGCCGTTCCCTTATCAACAATTCGCAGTTCAACATTGTTGATTTCGTTGTTGATGAAATGGCATACGCTATTAAGCGTTTTATCGAGGGCGAGCTTCTTAATGGTACACCGAGCAAGGTAACGGGTCTTTCCACCCTTACAAATTCTCTTACCGCAGCAAGTCAGAACGCACTTACCGCCGATGAAGTAATTCAGTTGCACGACAAGATTAAGGACGAGTTCCAAGGTAATGCAATTTGGATTATGTCAAGCGCAACCCGTACCGCATTACGTACCTTAAAGGACAATATGGGTCGTTATATGTTGCAGGACGATATTTCCTTGCCTTTTGGCACAAGCCTTTTAGGAAAGCCCGTTTACGTGTCCGACAATATGCCTAACATGGCAGCCGGAAAGACCGCTATTTATTACGGCGATATGAAAGGACTTGCAACCAAGTTTTCCGAGGACATCAATATCGAGGTATTGCGTGAGAAATACGCAGACGAACACGCAGTCGGTGTTATTGGTTGGTTCGAGTTCGATTCTAAAGTCGAGGACGCACAGAAAATCGCTAAACTTGTTATGGCAAGTGCTTAATGTTTCAAAAAGAAACGGAAAGGAGCGAAAAGTATGTTAGTTAGAGCATTAAAGGCTTTTTCCACGGGTACAATTTCGATGTATAACGGAGAAATCCGTACTTTTGACGATACAACGGCAGCTGCTTTAATTGCCGATAATTGTGTAGTTGAACATATCGAACCGATTGTACCCACCGGGGAAAAGTCAATCACGGCAAACGGCACTTATGACGTGAGCGAATATGCAAGCGCAAGCGTTAATGTTTCGGTTGTAACGATCACTTATAACGTGAACGGTGGAACGGGAACGGTTGCAGCAGTAACGGCGATTGCCGGAAATTCCGTTGAATTAAACGACGGAACGGGCATTACCGCACCCGAGGGCAAAGAATTTATCGGTTGGGCAACCACAGATAGCGCAGAAACCCCCGACGTTGAAAGCCCGTACACGGCAACCGCAAATGTAACCTTGTATGCGGTATATGGAGCAACCGAGGTAACACCCGAGGAATAAGGAGGAAACGTCATGTATAAAGCGTTAATTTCTTTTTGCGGTGTAATTTCAATGGCTAAAGGCGAAGTCGGGGAAATCCCCGACAAAGCCCTTGCCGATGATTTAATCAAGGCAAAATATGTTGAAAAAGTAGAGGGAAAACCCGAAGCAGAAACAAAGCCCGTTGAAAAGAAACCGAGAGCAAAGAAAAAGTAAAAATATATGTTGTTTAGGCAAACTCTCACAAGGGAGGACAACAAAAATGCAGGATATTTCAAAAGTTAGCGAAGTAACCGCCGATGACGTAGCGGAATATTTACGTTTGCCGGAGGTTACGGAAAGCGACACAAGCACACTTAATAATTTGATAGGTATTGCCAAAACGTATATATCAAATTACACGGGAAGAGCCAAAGAAGAGTTAGACAATTACCAAGATTTTGTTATTGTCCTTTTGGTACTATGTCAAGATATGTGGGATAACCGCACATTGTACGTGGATAGTGGCAACTTAAATAGTGTAGTTGAGGCGATTTTAGGCTTACATTCGGTAAATCTATTATGATAAACGCAGGAAAATATAATAGAAAAATCAATATTTATCAAATCCGAGTAGTCAAAGATTCGGCAGGATTTCAAAGCAAGGAGAAAACGCTTGTATTATCGCCTTATGCTCACGTAAAAACGACAAGCGGATTTACGATCATAAGAAACAATAGCGATTTTGAGAAAGCCTTAACCAATTTTACTATACGTTTTCCGAAAACCACGATAACCCGGGATATGACCGTAGAATTTAACGGAAAAACTTATACTATTCAATATGTTAATAACATTGACGAAGCGAATGTAGAGTTGGAGCTGCAATGCAAGGAGGTTACGCACTAATGGCTATGTTTAAGGCGGAATTACCAACCGATATTATGAAAGATTTTAAAAAAATCTATGATAATTCGGAAAAAATTTTCGGGGAAATGACAAGAGCCGGGGCAGAGGTCGCAATGCAGAACGTAAAGGCAACCGCACCAATTCCCGAGTTAAAAATTCATGTTAAACTCACAAAAACCTATAAGACACCAACGGACGACGGTATAAATACAAAGGTTTATTTTAGCGGTTATATTCCTTTTAGTGGAAACCGCAAAGAGTTTACCCGAAAAGGCGGTAGCGGAAAAGCCTATACAACAAGTAAGGGTGTTCCGGCTGCTTTTGTGGCACAAGTCACGGAATACGGAACAAGTCAAAGGTACACGGAAATAGGAGCATATCGAGGAAAGATAAGAAAAGCCCCGTTTTTCCGTAAAGCGTTTAGAAAATCGCAGATTGAAAAGGCTATGTTGGCAGCGCAGAAAAGGGCAAGCGGAGGTTTACTTGAATGAATGAATTGATTGAAAGCATACTTGCGGATTTTGCCGTTGACGGTGTAACAATTCCCGTCGTTTTTATGTACTATGAGGGTCACGATGAACCGTACATTGTTTATATGAACATTGATATGGATAATTCGTTAAGTGCTGACGATGATTTAATAGGCTATGTTACCTATTATGATTTTGATGTTTACTCAAAAGGCAATTACAACAATATTATTGAGAGCGTAAAGGCACTATTAAAGCAAAATGGTTTTGTATGGCAACCGTCAAGATCAAGTCAAGATTTTTATGAGGTCGAAACGGGATATTACCATAAAACATTATGTTTTGCATACTTAAAGGAGGAAGAAAACAATGGCTAAAATTGGATTGAAAAACTTTTTATTCGGTACTCTTACCGAAGCACCCGACGGCACACCCACTTACGGTGTAGCACAGAAACCCGGCAAGGCAATTTCTTGTTCCGTTTCTATTTCCAACAATTCCGCAAGTTTATACGCAGACGACGCACTCGCAGAAAGTGATACTTCTTTTCAGAGTGGCACGGTTTCTTTAGGAATTGACGACGAGGACACGCAGACAATGGCAACCTTGTTAGGTCATACCGTAACCGAGGGCGAAATGGTACGCAATGCCAACGATACCGCACCCTATGTCGGTTTAGGTCGTGTTATTACGAAAATGGTAGGCGGTGTTTACAAATACAAGGTTGAGTTCTTGCATAAGGTTAAATTTTCCGAGCCGTCGCAGGAAAACAACACCAAGGGCGAATCCGTGGAGTTTGGCACAAGCACTTTAGAGGGTACGGTTTCGCAGCTTGCAAACGGAGATTGGAGCAAAACGCAGACTTTCGACACCATGACCGAAGCGCAGACATATTTAAACAGTTTCTTTACGGTAGCCCCCGCAACCACTTATACCGTTACTTATAATGTGAACGGCGGTACGGGTTCGGTTGATTCCGCAACCGTTACGGCGGGAAATTCCGTTGTATTGAATGACGGAACGGGAATTACCGCGCCCGAGGGTAAACAGTTTAGCGGTTGGGCAACAACAAGCGACGCAGAAACCGCAAACGTTACAAGCCCGTATACACCAACCGCAAGCGTTACACTTTATGCCGTTTATACAAACGCACAGTAATTAAGCATATTGGAGGAATAATTAAATGAAAGATATAAATGGGAAAATCCAATATAAAGACAAAGAATATACACTTGTATTTAACTTAAACGTAATGGAGAGCATACAAGAAGAGTATGGGTCACTTGATAAGTGGGGAGCAATGACGGACGGAAAAGCCGGAGAGCCGAACGCAAAGGCGGTTATTTTCGGATTTACCGAAATGATCAATGAGGGCATAGATATTGAGAACGAAGAAAACGGAACGGATATTAAGCCCTTAACCTTAAAGCAGGTCGGACGGCTTATTACCGATGTAGGGCTTACCGAAGCAACCGCCAAACTTAACGAAACCGTTATTGAAAGCACAAAGAGTGAAGCAAAAAACGCATAATTCCCGATGAATACGACCCCGTAATAGATTTTTCGTGGTTTTATTTTATCGGGAGGGTAAAATTGCATTTATCTTTTAAAGAAACCGGGCGATTGACAATTAAAATGTTTAATAAGTTGTATGGTCATTATAAAGATAATTGGAGTATGGAAATGAAGTTATTCCATAACAATATGACGTATGAAGAAGCGTTTATCAAGTCGCAACAAGAGGAAGAGTGGCTTTAATGTTTCAAATAGAAACATAATGAGGTGTTAAAATGGCTTTTGGTGGAGCGGTCAAGTTGACCGGGGAAAGTGAATATAGAAAAGCATTAAATCAGATTACGCAGGAGTTAAAGGCAGTAACCGCCGAAATGAAAGCGACAAGTTCCTCTTATGACAGTAACGACAAGTCCATTAAGACGGTTAAAGCGCAAACCGAAGCGTTAAATAAGGTTCTTGATACCCAAAAAGATAAACTTTCCTTGTTGGTTTCGCAATATGACAAATTGCAGAAAGAAAACGAAGAGCAAGCGCAGAAACACAAACAACTTGTCAGCACTTACGAAAAAGAAAAAGCGGAGCTTGACCGTTTGGGTAAAACGGTTGGTACAACCTCAAAGGAATATCAAGATCAGAAAGCAAAGGTTACAAACCTTGCAAATGAGGTTCAGAAATCCACCCGAGCGCAGGAAGAAAACGGCAAGTCCATGCAAAAAATGCGTGTAGAGATTGCCAATGCTCAAACCGATGTAAATAACACGGCGAAAGCTATTGATAATTTGGGCAAGGAAACCGAAGAAGCAGGCAAGCAGGCAGAGCAAGCCGGAAACGGCGGTTTTACCGTCATGAAAGGTGTTCTTGCCAATTTAGGAGCGCAGGCAATCACGGCAGCCGTAAACGGCTTAAAGTCGTTAGGCGGTGCGCTTATCAATGTTGGTAAGCAGGCTTACAACAATTACGCACAGTATGAGCAGCTTGTCGGCGGTGTAGAAACCCTATTCGGGGAAAGTTCCGATCAGTTAATCAAATATGCAAATGAAGCCTATAAAACCGCCGGGGTAAGTGCCAACGAGTACATGGAGCAGGCAACCTCTTTTAGTGCAACCCTTTTACAAGGTTTAGGTGGAGATACCCAAAAAGCCGTTGAATATGCCGACATGGCAATTATTGATATGTCGGACAATGCGAACAAAATGGGTACAGATATGACGATGATACAAAACGCATATCAAGGGTTCGCAAAAGACAATTACAAAATGCTTGACAACCTTAAATTAGGTTACGGCGGTACACAAGCCGAAATGGCACGTTTGATTAACGATTCGGGGGTTTTGGGTGATTCCGTCAAGGTTACGGCGGAAACCGTAAAAGACGTTCCGTTTGACAAGATAATTGAGGGAATACACGTTATACAAACCAATATCGGTATTACGGGAACAACAACCGCCGAAGCAATGGGAACAATCGAGGGTTCAACAAAACAAATGTCGGCAGCGTGGCAAAACCTTTTAACGGGAATGGCAAGCGATACGGCAGATTTTGACGGGCTTATAGATAATTTCGTTAATAGTGTAGTTGCCGTTGCAAACAATATGTTGCCCCGAGTTCAAAAAATCATAATGGGCATGGGTAAAATGGTTAGTGCGTTAGTACAAAAGGTTGTACCCGAAATCATTAAAACAATTCCGCCCCTTTTGGTTGAAACGTTACCAATTCTTATAAATGCGGTAAATGATATGATTTCGGCGGTTTTGGACGTTTTACCGAGTGTAGTTAAAGCCGTAACCGACATAATCCCCGAGTTAGTAGGTAGCATTGTTTCGGCGATTCCGCAATTTATCAATGCAGGGGTGCAAATTATTTTGTCACTTGTGCAGGGAATAACGGACACAATACCGTATTTGTTGGAGTTATTGCCGACGATTATTTCGGACACGATCGAAATTATTACAACCAATTTGCCGTTAATCATCGACGCAGGAATAAAACTTATTATGTCGTTAGTTGACGGCATGGTAAGAGCAATTCCGTTAATTGTTTCTATGATTCCCGAAATCATAATGAGCGTTGTTAATACGCTTGTTGCGGAGCTGCCTAAACTATTAGATACCGGGGTTGAGTTATTAAATAAACTCATTGACGGTATAACGCAGACAATACCGCAATTATTGCAAATGTTACCGCCCCTCATTGTTCAAGTGGTAACAACCCTTGTTAATCAGTTACCGAAGATCATAGAAACGGGAATTAAAATATTAAATTCGTTAATTGACGGTATTTTAGCCGTTATTCCCGATTTAATCGAAATGTTACCCACGATTATTGATACGGTTGTTGATGTTTTATTGGACAATATCGGGCTTGTTATCGAAACGGGTATTGATATACTTGTCGCTTTAATAGAGGGTATCACAAAGGCAATTCCGCAGCTTATCGAAATGTTACCGACCATTATTTCGGCTATTGTAAAGACACTTGCAAAAAATTTACCTAAAATCCTTGCAATGGGTGTAGATATTCTTGTTGAGCTTACGGCAGGTATTGTTAAAACCACGGCATACTTGATTAAACAAGTTGCGGTTGTCGGCTTAAAAGTGTTAGAAAAGTTCGCAGAGCTGCCGAAAGATATTGTTAAAATAGGTGTCGATTTAGTAAAAGGCTTATGGGAGGGTATCAATGATACGGTCGGTTGGATAATGGATAAAATAAAAGGATTTGGTAGCCGTGTAATGGACGGTATCAAAGACTTTTTCGGTATCAAATCACCGTCAACCCTTATGCGAGATAAAGTCGGAAAAAACCTTGCTTTAGGTATTGGCGAGGGGTTCGAGGACGAAATGAAAACCGTTACAAAAGAAATGCAAGATTCTATACCGACAAATTTTGATGTTAATACACAAATAAACGGTACAAACGGTTCAAATTATGATTATTCGTATAATAAAATGGTTTCAGCTTTCAAAGAAGCGTTAAGCAGCATGAAAATTGAGCTTGATGATGAAGTAGCCGGGGCTTTTGTTGATAAGACAGTTACAAGGTTAATTTATTCATAAGGAGAGGGCAAGATGAATTACGTTATTTTAAACGGCATAAAAAGCACAACAATAAACGGGCTTTTAATTCAATCCTTGCCCTCTATTTCTAAACCGTTAATGAGAACGCAAACCGAAGAAATAGACGGCAAGGACGGCGACATTGTAACCCCGTTGGGCTATGCGTCGTATGACAAAGAGGTAACGATCGGTTTATACGGAGATTTCAACATTGACGATGTAGTAGCCTATTTTAACGGGTCGGGAACGGTCATTTTCTCTAATGAGCATGACAAATTTTATTATTACACAATCGTTAAACAAATAGATTACGAGCGGTTAATAAGATTTAGAACGGCAAAGGTAACATTTCACGTTCAACCGTTTAAATATTCGAGCGTTGAAAAGCCGTTGTATGTTTCAACCGATGATATAACCGAAATAACCGTAACCAATACGGGAAATACGACGGCAAAGCCCGCAATTATAATTTACGGTAGCGGAAATATTACGTTAAGCCTAAACGGGCAAGAAATCTTACAAATTGCGTTAGGCGACGACGAATATATAACGATAGATTCCGCCCAAATGGAGGCTTTCAAGGGTGATATTCTTAAAAATAGGCTTGTTATTGGCGATTATGAAAACCTTGTATTGAAAGCAGGACGTAATACTATTTCGTGGAGTGGCGACGTTTTCCAAATTGTTATAAGCAATTATTCACGTTGGATTTAGGAGGTGCGACAATGGATTGTAATTTATCAATGGTTCGGGGCGATACTTTAACATTCGGGGTTGAATTAGAGGACGAAAACGGCGAATTATTCACGCAGGATTTAGAGAGTGCTTATTTTACTTGTAAATCAAGCTATGATGAAGAGCAAGCCGTTTTTCAAAAGGATTTAAACGTTGGTATTTCCAAAGTGGCAACGGGTCAATATGTCGTTCGTGTAGCTCCCACCGATACCGAGGGAGTTGTTCCCGGTAAATATTATTATGATTTTGAAATAGGGGTCAATTCCGATATTTTCACAGTTTTAAAGGGAGTTTTGACGATTGAAAACGACGTAACAAATTAAGGAGGTGCAAAATGGACGTAAGAAACACAACAAACATAGGCAAGGTTAAGCTAATCATGCTTAAAGGCGAAGCAGGCAATAGCATTGTATCAATCGAGTTGACAACGTCAGCTTCAACTTACGATGAATACACGATTACATTAACGGACGGAACAACGCAGACTTTCCGTGTAGCAAAAGGTAAAGGTATTGTTTCAATCGAATTGACGGGTAAATCGGGTTCGGTTGATACTTACACAATTACTTATACAGACGGAACAACGGACACTTTCACGGTTTCTAACGGTCGGTCGCCTTTTGTCGATTATGCAAGCAACTATATAGATACTTGCTATATTTCAATTTCGGTTAAAAATAATTTGCCGTACACGGCAACCGAGGATTGTTACGTTGTCGCAAGGATTTATTCGACGGGTGCGGGCTTAATCGAAATTAAGGTTGATAACAAAATAATTTATAATTGCAAAATCGCAGGTAGCGGAGAAAGCCAATTACCGCTTGCGTTTTACTTGAAAAAGGGGCAAACGTTAGACGCAAACTCAAACGACGGAAACGCAACCCCGACGCAATTTAAAATTTACAAAATGGAGGCGGGCGGTGAGTTAATAACCGAGGCGATCGCAAGCGCAGGAAATGACAACGAGGTATCAACCACGGTAACGGTTACAGAGGTTACAGAATAGGAGGGAAACCATGTTAAACAAAAACGGCAAAACATTATTATTTCCAACGAATGTAAGCAAACAAGGCACTATAAAACACCTTGACGGCACAACAACAACAATAGGGCTTAGCGAATATGCAAGGCGACTTTTTAGCGACGCAAAAGCAAAAATTGTTTTAGGTTCGGGAAATAATGCCCCGACAATCGACGATTATTGCATAGAGGAAGAAATAGAAGATTTAACCGTTATTTCAAGCACGGTTGCAAATAGAGATACGACAACGTTACCGTATGATAATAATTTTATTGTATCGGGTACGCTTACTGTTAAAAACAATACCAATGCGCCAATTACCGTAAAGGAAGTTGCATTTTATGTTTATTGGGACGGTGCGGCATGGGGCGATAATAAATATTACATGGTAGCCCGTGACGTAATATCGCCCGTTGTAATCGGAGTGGGAAAAACCTATACTTTCTCATTAACAATCGGATAGGAGCGATAGCATGATACGTTTGTTTTCGTCAACCGACAAATTATTTACAACAAACGGTGATGTAGTTTTGCACCCATTAAAAGCAAAAGTGCATAAAGCGGATAACGGCGACTACTATTTAAACCTTGAAACCGGGATAGAATATGTTGATTATATAGTTGAGGGTAATATTGTTGTTGCAAATACTCCACAAGGAGATCAAGCGTTCAGAATTTCCAACCCGGAAAAAACACGGTCAAAAATCACGGTCAAAGCGTGGCACGTTTATTATGATACCGAGAATTATTTAATCGAGGATTCCTATGTAGTTGACAAGAATTGCAACGACGCATTAGACCATTTAAACAACGCAACCGAGCCACAAAGCCCATTTACGACGATTTCGGACGTTGCAACGGCTAATTCGTTTCGTTGCGTTAGAAAGTCGCTTAACGAGGCTATACAAACCGTTTTAGATCGTTGGGGCGGTCATTTAGTGCGTGACAACTTTAATATCGCAATCCGTACCAACATTGGATTCGATAACGGGGTAACGGTTCGGTATCGAAAAAATTTGCGTGAAATCACTTGCGAGGAAAATTGGGATAATGTCGTAACAAAATTGTTGCCCGTCGGAAAAGACGGGTTGCTTTTAAATGCGCTTGACCCGACCGCAAGCGTTTATATTGTAAGCGAAATTCAATACACAATCCCATACACAAAAACGGTAACGTTCGACCAAAACCACATAAAAGAGGACGATTACAAGAACGACGAGGGCGAGTTAAACGAAACCGCCTATAAGCAGGCTTTAATAAATGATTTATTATTGCAAGCAACAAATTACATCGACATAAATTGCAAACCGCAGGTTAATTACAAAATGCGGGCAAATATCGAAAAGGTAACGGACATAGGAGACACAATAGAAGTAATCGACGAGCGGTTAGGTATTGATTTAATGACAAATATTATTTCGTTCGATTACGATTGCATTTTAGGTCGCTATGTAGAGGTCGAGTTTGGCAATTTCACAAACAATTTGTCTAACCTTGTATCGAATATTACGGCGACCGTGGATAAATCCACAAACGAGGCGATCGAAACCGCAACGGCGAAAATGTCGGAGGAATTGCAGAAAGCCACAAGTAGCATTATAGGCACAATGGGCAATTCTTATGTCATTTACAACGGCGACCAAATTTTAATTGTGGATAAATTGCCGAAAGAAACCGCAACAAATGTTATTCGGTTTAATAACGGCGGTATCGGCTTTTCAAATACGGGAATTAACGGCACATTTACGAGCGCATGGACGATAGACGGCACGTTAAATATGCAGGCAATAAACGTTATAAACCTTGTTGCCGACATGATAAAAGGCGGAACGCTTAAATTAGGCTCACATTTAAACGCAAGCGGTATATTTGAGTTATACGACAATTCTAATAACCTTGTCGGTCAAATGGATAAAGACGGGTTAAAAATGTACGGTTTAAACGGGTCGTACGTTTTAATCAATAATGAGGTTGGATTCGCAGGTTATGACCGCAACGGTCAAAAGATTTATTGGGTCAACGGCGACGAGTTCCACATGAAAAAATCCGTTATTGAGGAAGAAATAACGCTTTGTAATCAAATGCGGTTTATCCCGATACAAATTACAAGCGGAAATACCGTAATTAACGAGGGTATCGGTTTAGTTTCGGCATATACGGGAGGGGCTTAAATGGCAAGTATTATAATTGGTAGCACGACGGCAAACCGACCGTATGGTATTTTAACGGTCACGGAAACAAGCACAAGCACGGTTAATAATACGTCAACCGTTGCAATTAGTTTAGTTTTAAAGCGACCGTATAACATCGTTTCAAGCGCAACAAAAACCGCCTCATGTACGATTAACGGCACGGTTTATAATTGGAGCGGTACAATAGGCGGTAGCGGTGATAAAACGCTTATATCAACAACGCAGGTTATACCGCATAATACAGACGGAACAAAAACAATCGCTATTTCCGCTCAAATCAAACTTGATATTACATGGGGCGGGGTTCAATTAGGCACGATTACGGGCAACGGCACAATGGCATTAACCAATATTCCGAGGTATGCGACCGTCAACCAAACGATTGTTGCCAAAACCGAGAATACATTAACGGTTAAATGGGTTTCCGACGCAACGATAGATTATATATGGTATTCGACCAATAACGGGTCAACATGGCATGGTATCGACGTTGCCGACGGAACGAACGGTCAATATACCATAAGCGGGCTTTATGCCAATTCGACGTATTACGTTAAAACGAGGGTACGGCGCAGGGATTCGCAATTAACGACCGATTCCGCAACAATAACCGTTAAAACGTATGCTTTCCCGTATGCAAACAGTACACCAAATTTTACAATCGGTGAAAAATTGACAATCGGGTTGTTTAATCCGCTTTCCCGCAACGTTACCGTTTCCCTTTTTGGCGCAAACGATAGTGTAGTTGCAACCGTAACAACGAATAATACATCGGTTACGGGGTTTGATTCGCAGGACGTACAAAACGGTTTGTATGCGTCGATTCCGAACGCACAGACGGGAACGTATAAAGTTAAGGTTACATACGGCACAAATAACACAACGACCACGGGCGGTACGTTTAAAGTTAATCCGACGGTTTGTGCGCCCACGATTTCGACCGCAAGTTACGCAGACACGAAAGCAAGCGTTGTAGCGATTACGGGAAATAATCAAGATATTGTGCAAAATCACTCTATCGTCGCATATACCGCAAGTGGATTAACGGCGAACAAATCCGCCACAATAACGAGGTGTAGCGTTGCCGTAAACGGCACGTCGTACAACCTCACATTGAACGGCGACAGGGCGACGGGTGGCAATGCAACCATTGATTCGGGGCAAAACGTCGAGGCGGTATTTACCGTTACGGATTCCCGAGGATTAACGGGAACAAAGACAATTACAATAAATATGCTTGCGTGGTTTATTCCAACGGCAATAATTACGTTGCAACGTCACAATAACTTTTATTCCGAAAGCGACTTAAAAGCCGACGCAGATTTCGCAAGAATAAACGGGAATAATCAAATTACGATTACTTATAGCGCAACAAAGGACGGCGACGCAACCCCGACGGTATCGGGAACGTTACAAGATAACGTCACATCGGTTGTTACGCTTGATAATAACTATTCGTGGACGGTTGTTATTACCGTTACGGATTCGTTCGGCGGTACATCGTCTTACACGGCTTTTATATCCCGTGGTATGCCGATTATATTTTTTGATCGCCTCAAATCGAGTGTCGGTATTAACTGTTTTCCCGCTCACGACAAATCGTTAGAAGTTGCGCAGAATGTTTACATTAACAACAACCTTTTAACGGATTACATCATAGAGCAAGGAACAAGCGGGGTTTGGGTTTACCGAAAGTACGCAAGCGGTCGTGTAGAATTGCATACAAACGTTACCGTGGATTCCGCAACCCTCACATGGAACGATTACATGGCAACGGGGTTAAAGTACGCTAATTACCGTGTAAATTATCCGTTTGCAATCGCCGACGCAATTATAACGGCAACCTTAAATTATGCGGGCGGGTCGGTCGGTTGGATTTCCACGGCTTACGATGATACGGCAAATTCCCGTTGTTCGGTTACAATGGTTCGCAACGGCACAACGGGAAATATGGTATTTAGCATTAACGTTATTGGGTCGGTTAGTAGCCCCTAAAAGATAACCTGCTAAACCCGACCATTCAAAAGGTAAACCAAACGACAAACGTATTAAAAAGCCCAAAAAATAGCGATTTCATCGTTGTTTACCTCTATTTTATCAATTAACGAACCAATCATTAAACGTATTTCGTCAAGGTCGCCCGTTTGTAAAACAGTTTCAAAAGAGGTCACTATTTCGAGAGTTTGTTCTTTCGATAGTGACTTTTTGTTTTCCTCTAAAATTTCGTCGAGTTCGGATTCTAATTTTACCTTTTTGTCGTTTAGGTCGTTAATTTTAGTTTGCAGAACGTCAAACGGTAAAGCATTAACGGCGAATAAATCCATAAGTTTAGAAATTTGACCGTCAAGTTTGCCGATTTCCTGCTTTATGATTGCGGGCTTTTCATTATCAACCTTTTGTTCTTGAATTTCCGCAATGTAGTTAGGGTCAAGCGACAATTTTTTTATCTCATTAAACACAATGTCGTCTAATTCGTTCATTTTCCAAATCTTATTTTTACAATTCGGGTCTTTAATCAACGTCGGTGTCTTTTTGGAGCGGGAATTACAAATATAGTAATAATAATGCGTTGTACCGTCTTTTAAATGCTTTATACGCTTTATTCGTGACATTTTCGCAGAACAACAACCGCAAACCAAATAACCGCCCAAATAAGACGTTATTTGCCACGCACGGCGGTTATGCCGTTTGTATTCCGTTTCCCGTTGCTTTTTGATTTCTTGCACTTTATTAAATGTTTCAATGTCTATAATCGGTTCATGGATTCCTTTATAAAATTTGTCTTTGTGTTTAATATGCCCGATGTACGTTTCGTTTGAAAGCACATAACCGACCGTTTGACGTGTCCATTTCCCGTTTTTGTGGGTCATGCCCGCAGAATTTATTTAACGTCGATAACGTGAGCGCACGTTTTCCCGCCTCAATATTAGAAATCGCAGACCGTGACATACCGATTTTGTCGGCGACTTCTATTTGTCGCCAACCCCGAGATAATCGGAGTTCCTTTAATTGTTTTCCGATTTTTTGTTTGTCTATCAAAAATAATCACCACCCGCAAATAATCGTAACATAGAATGTCACAAAAAGAAAATTTTTTTTATTTTTCAGTAAACTAATTGATTGAAAATAAACTATATGAGCGTATAATAAAATCGTAGTTATTTGACAATTTCATAAAAAGGAGGTGCGAAATGCGGTTAGGTTTAATTATGTGGGAAAAGCAAAGCGGTTTAAAAGGTTCGTTTATTGCCGAAAAAATCGGGGTGTCGGATTCCACATGGTCGAAAATCAAAAGTGGGAAACAAAACCCCACGATTGAGCAGGTCGAAAAATTAAGGGAGGTATTCGGGCTTGAAAACATACTTGACTTGCTCAAAGAAGAAGAAACAAGCAATACAAGCGTTGACGGAGTTAATATTAAGCGGTAGCAAGGAAATTGAGGAATTAAAAGCAAAGATTAAGGAAACCCACGACAAAATCACGATGTAGGCTTTGTAAAAAGCCCTCAATTTTTGGGCAAAAGGTTTCAAAAAGAAACAAAAGGAGTGAAAAATTGAAAATAATTCACATTACGAAAAAAGGCAAAGTTGATAAAATCGACGGTCACGTTGTCAAAATGAGCGACGCAAAAGCGGTTTACAACTTAATTGAGAAAATGAACAAAAGGAGGCACAAATGATTTATTTAGATTTAGAGGCGAAAGAATGGTTGGAATTAAACGCAGGATTGCAGAAAAAAAAGAACGCTTTACGAAAAGCCTTAAAGGAAAAGGGAATTTTGAAAAAGGGCGCAACCAACGAATATGACCGTTACTCTTATTTTTCCGAGGCACAGTACAAAGAATTGTTTACCCAGTTGTTTAGCGAGTACGGGTTAGAGTTGAAATTCGACGAGGTCGAGTATTCCACGTTCGAGGGAACGGAAAAGCAGGCTAACGGACGTATGCCGAAATTGGAATTTACCTTGTTTGATATTGAAACGGGCTTTTTTGAAACAACCACAATAACGGGCGAGGGTATCGACAAGGGCGACAAAGCAGGCTATAAAGCATACACGGGAGCGTTAAAGTATTACCTTGCAAATACTTTCATGGTTGCCACGGGCGACGACCCCGAGAAAGAAAGCCCCGATAACAAAATGAATAATAAAAGCGATCGGAAAGCAAGCCCGAAACAAATTGAGGTTTTAGCGAAAACGTATACGGGCGATAATTTGCCGAAATTGTTAGAGATAAACGGTATATCCAAATTAGAGGATTTACCAATGAGCAAAGCAAGCGAAATCATCGGAAAGTTAGGAGGTAAAAAATAATGTATATTGATTTGGTTTTATGCAAGCATGACGGAAACAATAACAATTTTCTTTTCTATGCCCCCGCATGGAGCAATCTTAAAGAGGGCGACCGTGTAATTGTTAACACCCAGTACGGAGAAAGCGACGCGGTGGTTGTTGCCACAAATTGCGTTGAATACAAGGACGATGATTATAATTTCATTATTAAAGCAACGGGAGCGACTAAACCATTAAGAAAAGTATTAAAAAAGGTTGAGTATAGAGAATTAAATTATAATTGCGAAAATTTAGATTTAGTGGAGGAAAACGAAAATGGAGTTGATAACGATTGATAATAACATAGCGATTTTGGACGCAGAAACCGCCCGAAATATCGCAGAATTTGAACGGGCGATAAAATCCTTAAAGGAAAAAGAAGAAAGCCTAAAAACGGCGATTCTTGACGAAATGGAACGCAAAAATATTAAGCAGATAGAAACCAACGACATGACAATTTCGTATGTAGCAGGGTTTGACAAGGAAACTTTCAAGACAAAAGATTTTAAAAGCGACCACCCCGACTTATACGACGATTACGTTAAAATGTCGCCCGTTAAATCAAGCATTAGAATTAAGGTTTATTAAAACCAAAAATAGGGAGATACGGTTTTATGGATTTTGTAAAAGAAATTTACGGGCATACGTTGGAATATTACGACGACGAGCATTTATACCTTGTTGACGGTGTTATTGTTCCCAGTATAACAACGATTCTTAAAACCAAATTTGGGCGCAAATACGACCATGTAACCGAGGCAACGTTAAAACGTGCAAGCGAGCAGGGAACGGCGGTACATGAGGCGATAGAGGCTTATTGCAGGAACGGGGCGGAGAGCGACCGCCCCGAGGTACGAAACTTTAAGTTCCTGCAAAAACAATATGGTTTTGAGGTATTGGAGAACGAAACCCCCGTGATTCTTTTTTACGATGATAAGCCGATAAGCGCGGGTCGGTTAGACATGGTAATCAAGATAGGCGACGCGATCGGCGGGGCAGATATTAAGAGAACGTCAACCCTTGATAAAGATTATTTGGCATACCAGTTAAATTTATACCGCATAGCATACCGTCAATGTTACGGTGTAGAATGGGAGTTTTTGCGCGGTATTCATTTGCGGGAAAACGTGCGAAAGTTCGTAACAATTCCGATAAGCGAAAAATTGGCATGGGATTTAATAGAGCAATGGAGGGCAAGCAATGAATAAGACACAGTTAATAGGGAGAGTGACAAAGGATTTAGAGTTAGTGCAAACGGCGAATAGCGCATATTGCAAATTTACCGTTGCGGTTAATCGCAGGAAAAAGGACGACGGCGCAGACTTTATATCATGTACCGCATGGGGAAAGACCTCCGAGGTTATGAGCAAATACGTTCACAAGGGCGACCGTGTAGGCCTTGTCGGGCATATCCAAACTGGAAATTACGAAAAGGACGGGAGAAAGTATTACACAACCGACGTGATCGTTGACGAGTTGGAGTTTTTAGAGAATAAAAAGCAGGGCGACGGCGCAAGCGTTCCGCAGAATGACGGCGATTTTATGACGATTCCCGAGGGCGCGGAAAGTGATTTACCGTTTTAAGGGGGCAATATGCAGGATTTATACGAGGAATTGCAAAGCAAAACCCGACAACTTGATTTGTCTATTAAACAGTTGCGAAAAAGCGGTACGGATTACGCACAAGCCGAAAAAAATTATAAAATCCTTTTGCGGTCGGAGTGCTTAAAATTGCGTGACGACGGAATGGCAATAGGCATGATTGACAAGACTTGTTACGGAATACCGAGCGTTGCGGAGGCAAGATTTAAACGTGATGTAGCGAAAACGGTTTACGACGCGAATTTAGAGGCGATAAATTCAATTAAGTTGCAATTACGGCTTTTAGAGGGTCAAATAAACAGAGAATGGGGGAGATAATGAAAATAGGTTTGATTGACGTTGGTACAAGAAACAATATACGGGTATATATTCTTTCAAATTTCGATAGCACGATAGAGCAGGATTTAGAGCGGGTTTATTTTATTCGTGATTTGGGTTTTTCGCCCTATTTGACGATTTACAACAAAGAGGCATTGCCAAAAGGACACGAATTAAGGAAAATACAAAGGTTTGTAAACAATCGTTGGGTTTTTAATTCGTGTAGTTCTTATGAGGAATATATGAATAACACGGAAAGTAAGCCCGTAAAAGGTCAAAT